TAGCCCGTCATCCACCCCTTGCCGCTGTTTTCGATACCAGCGACAAAGTTCTTGATGTTCTCCTTCTCGCGCTTGATGCGTTCCTGGATCGCCAGCGGGTCACTGATGTGCTCCTCCTCACAGATGTTGTACCAGTAGTCCTTGTGGACTTCCACCTGGTACTTCACGCTGGCGTGGTTCTTGAGCTTCGCCTTCTTGCCGATCCCGATCAGGCGCTTGATGTCGAACCAGTCTCCACGGAAGATGGCGGTATAGTAAGGCACAGGATAGTACTGCAGCCCCGGTGTCGGGTATCGCACCAGGATAGCGAACTTGCGGGCTTTGGTGCGTTCCTTGGTGAGGCCGTCAGCACCAGGTGCACGCCCCATCAGCACCTCGAGGTGCCCCAGCGGGTTCTTCTCATCTAGCAGCATGATACTCTCGATGTCGCTCTTCTTTGCCGGGTGCTTGCGCCAGTTGGCATAGAAGATGTGATTGATGCGGCCATGGCTGTCGGCCTGTTCAAAGCGGCAGTAGCAAGACTCCTTGTGTCGCACCTGAACGATGCGTGATCCATCCCTCGAGAGGATAACCACGGCGACCGAGAAGAAGAAATACTTCATATCGGTAGCCTGCTCCAGGAAGAACTCAGGCAGCGAGTTGTCCATCATCCAGCGCCTGATGTCGGGGTCCTTGGTAGGCATGGCGGTGTCGATGTCGTTGTAGCGGATACCGGCACCGTAGCAGGTGAGCACATTGAAGTACTTGTTTTGTGACATGATCTCATCCTTGCCGATAAGGTGAATCATGTGGAACGGCAGCAGATCATCCGGGCCAAACGGGATGTAGTTCGTCTTGGGGTAGAACGGCAACGGCTTTGCTGCAGGGATGCCATCCTCATCGAAGATGTCGCCGCTGTCGGTCATCTCGCTCATCTCGGCATTCACCTTGGAGCCTTCAACGCGAAACACCTCACCCTTGGGGAACGGGAATGTTGTCTTGTCCATTGTCATAGATATATTGTATTGTTATTGATTTCAAACAGGGTCACGTCCCTGAACTCACGGATGACGTTACTCTTGGGCAACCTCACGCGATGGGTGCCCTTGCGCCAATGGCCACCGATGCAGACGGCGCCCTTGTATTCCAGGATGTCACCAGTCGCGAGTTTCCACAGGCGCAAGTCAACCGGCTGCCCACTCTCGAGTAGCAGGATGGCGTCCTTGATGTGCAGCACGCCCTTGGGTTTCTTAGTTGAACGTCTCATCGAAGGTGTCATCAAAGATTCTCGGAATAACAGGGACATCAAACATCGCGCTCGTTCGGGCTGCACGGCGCCACGAGAAGGTGAAGGCAGGCAGGCTGCCGTCATCGTCGGTATGCTTCACTTCGGCGTCAGAGATGACAAGCGGGTCAGTGGCCACACCGCCGTCCAGCAACTTCACCTCATAGGCCCGGGCCAAGTCACGGAACAGCTGCACGGCACCAGGGCGCAGCGGGCCAGTGTAGGACTTGCAGGTGTCCTCCTCATCAATCTTGAGCGGGCGAACCGAGCCAGCGACAAGTGCCAGCTCGCGTGTGATCTTGGGGTCATGCTCATTCATGCCCTGGAAGTAGCAGGGCTCCCAAGCACCGAAGTTGTTACGCATCAGTAGCGCCAGCCGATGCGTCTGGGTGGGCGACACGCGAAAGGTCATCAGGCGTTCGCCTGCATTGATTGTGTACTGCACCAGCTCACCCAGCGCATCGTTGACAAGCAACGACGGAGAGCAGTCCACCTCGTGTACCTGCCCTGCAGCAAGGGCGCTGGCCAGCTGTACACTTTGAGGCACGCACGTCTCTCCGTTGGCATAGACACAGGTAGCGGTGACATTCACCGCCTCTGTCGGTGACAGCAGCGTCACCATCTCCTTGCGGTCCATCGTCGTGTCACGTCCTGAGGTCACCGATGACAAGAAGTGCGAATCCAGGAAGTCGGCAGCTGGCATGCTCACGCGAGTCCTGGACTGGATGAGGTGCAGCGTTTGAGATGAACCGCCCACGGTAAAGGTAAAGTCAGCCATCACGCCAGTGATGAGCGGTGACAGCAGCCGGTCCAGGTCATAGACCCTGACCACGCCATCCACGGGCGTATAGCTGCACGACAGCACCGTTGACCCGCCAGCATCGGCGATCGACAGCGACAATGTGGAATTGGCAGAGAACACCACCACGTCAAGGTCACTGACGAACAGATAAGACGATGATATATCAGCGTAATTAATCATATTGCGAAATTAGCGAGTAATCGGCAGTGGTGAAAAGACAGAGCGAGGCTGCTTCACAGCAGCCCCGCACCGCAATTATTAGCTTTTTTCTTAGATCTCATGAATACAAGAAAGTATTACTGTCTGTTTGCGTCGCAAAGTTACGATATATTTTTGGTTTACCAAATATATATCTTAGAAAAGCGACGACTGGAACAGGAACCAGCCGCCGCTCGAGCAAAGGATTAAGTGTTTAGTTGGCTTGTATCATAGCCCATGTAGGGTAAACGGTGGATACGCTCACTTCATAGCCCAGGCGCCACATGACGGTGGATATCAAGTTAAGGTCTATCGTCACCATGTCGGCCAGCGTGCTCTGAATCTCGGCAGTGGTTTTGTATTCCACATCATCGCCGTCATAGGTAGCCGGGCGATAGTTCATCAGCCATTGCAGCAACGGCATCATCTCTTCTTTGGCCTCACCGTTTTTCACTGCATCCATATTCTTGTGCAGCACCTCAAGATAATTATCGTAGCTCATTCGTCACCTCCTTCCTTATCCATCTGTTTCAGGAAATAGCCGATGGCCTTGTGGTAGCGTCTCAGGTCGCGCAGCGACGAGAATTTCGCCTGTCCCGCGCCATGGTCCAAGTCTACCGTGTAAACCTCGCAGCCAGGTTCGTCCGGGTCATCGGGATAGACATCGTGTGAAATCTTCACCTCTAGCTCATGAGGATAAGTGAAGGTCACGCTCTTCTGGCAGGTTATGCTTCGTTGGCTCATACGCTGGCCACCCCCTTTCTCGCTGTCATGCGGGTCATGCCCTTGTAGTCACTGTTGATGGTCCAGCGGTCACCGTCCCAGTTCTGGAACTGGCGGTTACCCATGAAGTCTCCCAGGTAGTCCCACTTGTTGATAGCCCGGTTGAAGGCCTGCACCGTCAGGCGCTGGCGCTGACTGGTGGCCATGGTGTCGCCCAGGCGGCGGATATCCTCAAACGTGCACTCCTGGTCAACGGCCACATGCCTGCCGTTGAGCAGCTGGAAATGATGCTTCTTGGTGTTGTTCATGCCTCACCTCCTTCCTCCGGCTCAAAGGCAAGAGTGCCTGACTCCAACTTATCCATGTCAATCTCCCCGGCAAGGGGAGCCAGCAAGATGACTGCAGCCTTGGGCTGGCCGCTCATCGATGTGGGGTCGCCGCAATAGACGGTGATGTGGTTCACATCTCCCTGCAGCGCGTAGGATTGCACAATCAGCGGACGGGTCCTCGGGAACTTCTTGTCCAGGATCTTGCAGTAGTCTTTGATGGCCTTAACCAGCGCTATCGCGGGCTTTTTCCCCTTGATGAGCTTATGCTTGAACCGCATGACGTAGTCATTAACCAGTATGCTTTTCTGGTTTTTGGCATTGTAGGTAATGACCTCTTTGCAGATATAGGTCTTCATTGGTCACCTCCTTTCTTCTTGTCCCTGGCGACCTTCAGCTGGCAAAGGCGGCAGTAGGACTGATATCCGTTCCCCTTGGAATTGAACATGCGCAGCGGCTTGAATTGGCCACAGCAAGAGCAGCGCTTCTTCTCGGGCTGAATCTCGTTTACCATCAGCCCGTCCACTCCACGCTTGAAGGTGCAGGCAAGGCCTTCAGCTGAGGTAAACTCGCCATTGCCATGGAATGTCCCCAGGTAACGCCATTCACCAGTGAGCGAGACACCAGGCTTTGCCGGCTCATACATGCAGACATTGATATCGCCATGTTTAGTGGCCGCTGTGTCGCCATACTCGAGACACATATTCCTGTTGCCACTCAACTTGTGAATCTCCTTGAGGTTCACATAAAACTTGAAATCGGCTGTCATGCTTCAGCACCTCCTTCCTGGTCCTCACGTTCTTGGCGAGCGGCGGCACGGTTGTCATCCACTTGCTTGATGTACTTGTCGCGCAGGTCCTCCATGAGTTTGTTGTAGTGTTCACAGATGGCCTTGCGGTCGTCGGCCGTGAGCTGAGCGCGGTCATTGAAGCGGCCTTCTGCATCGGCGAGCTTCATAATCTCCTGACGGGAGAGACCGATGCGCTGCGCTTCCAGGTTGCTGATGCGGGTGGTGAAGTCGTCAAGGTCGCCCATCCCCTCGGTCGGGGCGTCGAGCTTCAAGGCGTGGCGCAGGTCGGCACGCTTATCCTTCAGGCGCTCAATCTGAGTCTTGAGGTTGAGACGCTGCAGGGCGAATTGTTC